AAGTTTTATATCTAAGTTACCACCACCAGTACAGGGAGCTCCGGCTCCTTTTTCTTTTTTTGTTGACATACGAACAAATGTTCTATATACTATATTTAACTAAGAAAATAATGGTAGGTGGGATTATGAAAGTGTTGGCTATGCCAGTGGATATGGTTTGTTGGTTTGAGAAAACTGGAATACCTCATCCAATTAGATTTAAAGTAACTAAAGAAGATGAGAGTGAAACTGTAATAAAAGTTGGGAGAGTTATTACAGTAGATAAGGAAAGGCTTGCAGGCAATCACATGTTAGTATTCAAGTGTCAAAGCGTTATAAATAAAACTGAAAGAGTATTTGAACTTAAGTATGAGCTTGGAACTTGCAAGTGGATGCTCTGGAAGATGTAAAACAAAGGGGGATAGGATTAATGAAGGAAAGATTAACTAAAAAACAAGAAATTATACTAGAGATTATTACTGATTATATAGATAAAAACAGGATAGCTCCGACAAATAGGGAATTAATGGAGTTGTCTGGCTTAAAATCAACATCTACATTACACGGATATTTACAGCGATTAAGAGACAAAGGTTATATAACTTGGAGAGAAACTATGCCTAGAACTTTACAAGTACTGAGCAAAGGCTAATGGGGGAAAAATAATTATGATAGATTGTGTAAAGAACATTGCTATCTAGTTAAGGTAAAGTATAATAAATAAATTAAAAAGGAACTCTAAACTAGAGTTCCTTTTTTGTGTGGTTAACTTTTAATTTCTATTATTATTGGTCACCTTTATGTGTAGACAGCATCAGCTATTTACACATAAAGGTGACTTAGAGTTTAATTGAAGAGCCTATAAAATAGGCTCTCTTAGTGTGATTTTAACTTTTTTGCCATCCCATCTCAGTTCCTTGCATATGTTTGCTATAGAACGCTTTTGCTTTTCGAATGGCCATGTATCAAAGTTTTCTTTAAAATCAATTAGGTTTTCAAACAAAATATCAATATTCATTTGTTGTATTAAATCCTGTTCAGTTTGCTCGTTTATGGTTCCCAATTTAGTTTTTAGATTTTTATATTCCGTATCAAGTTCTTCTATCTGCTGAATTATATATTTTGATGCTACTGAACCAGCGTTTTGGGCAAGTTGCAGAGTTAAGTTCTTAATGTTTTTCTCTACTTCCTTCACTCTGCTCTCAGTTTGCTTTTTTTCTAACTTCTTGCTATTATTATTTTCACTTAGTTTCTTTTTTATATTCATCTGTTTTTCTAAAATTTCTTTACTCACTGCAAGTTGCTTTAATTGATCAATTACTGCTTTTTCTCCAAGTTTTCCGTTCATATTAGGAATGCTGCACTGTATTCCCCTGGAACGCTCTTTCAATCTGCACTTGTAATAATGGTGGACAAATTGATCTTCTTTAGATTTATACATTATTCTCAAAGAAGTCCCACAGCAGTCACACTTAATTAAAGGTGTTAATAGGGCTACCTGACTAGTACCATCTCTAGGAGCCTTAGATTTATTGTTATTATACATGTTTTGAGCTCTAATCCATTTCTCAGAGGGAATAATCCCTTTATGTTTTCCAATAGCTACAATCCATTCTGAATAATCTTTAATACTTATTCTTTTATCTTTTTTATGCAGCCTTTTATTATATACCATAAGTCCATGTTTGCCATTAAAATCAGACTTAGGTGAGGCTATATCCATACTTTTGGAGATGCAATATTCGTACAGCCTTTCATCAGCCGTAGCATAAACAGGATTGGTAAGAATAAAAACTAAAGCCGACTTGTCAAAGAAATTACCATTTCTAGACTTTATATCATTTTCGAACAGATAACCCTCGAGTTTGTGAATTCCATTAAGTTCAATATATTTGTCATATAAAAGTTTTACTAAATCTAACTCTTCAGGTACTTCAGACAACTTGTACATTTTTTTCTTATTCATGTTTTCATCATAGAAAGTTATTTGCTCCGAAACGAAACCTGTAGGTGTTTTTCCTCCAAGCCAGCGCCCAGAACGTGCTAACTGTAACATGTTATCTTTAATACGCTCTGCTATAGTTTCCCTTTCTAATTGAGCAAATACAGATGCTATATACATCATAGCACGGCCAAGAGGTGTGCTTGTATCAAACTGCTCCCTAACACTTACAAATGATATCTCTAAATCTTCCAAATCGTTTATAAGTGTAGAGAAGTCGGCAATGTTACGGGATATACGGTCTAACCTATAGCATATAATAACATCAAATCTTTTATTTTTAGCATCTTTAAGCATTCGTTGAAATTCAGGTCTTTCTGTATTCCCACCAGAGAAGCCTTCATCTTCATAAACTGTGAATTCATTTATCTTTAAATTATATTGTGCATACTCTTTGCAGAGCTGTATCTGATTCTCTATAGAATCACCCTTTTCGGTCAGTTTAGATTTACGGCTATATATAGCTGCCTTCATTATTTACCCCCCTAAAACTATAATTTTATTCGTATATATACAAAATATATAAATCTAAGTTAACAATTGAATAATTACACACGCTTTTCATCATGACACATTTTAAAGTATGAACAGTAGTAACAATTAATGCTTCTATGACATTTTAGCAAGATAAGGGGGCATACTTCAAGGGCAGTAGCAATTATTTCTAGTTTTGCCAGTGATATATTGGCAGAGTTGTGTTCTATTTCGCTAAGGTAACTCTTTGATATACCAGTTGATTTCGAGAGCTGCTCAAGTGTCATTCTGCGCTTTTTTCTCCATAACTTTATTGAGACTTTCATAAACCTCCCTAAAGTTAACCACAATTTAATTTTAAACGATTTTCCATGTAGAATATAGTCGGAAAATGTTGTAAAAAAGTTATGTATTTGTCGTAACGTTCGTGCACAGCGAAAATCTATGAGATATACTATAATTAAGACTTAGGTTTGCAAGATACAACGTACATTTACAATTTACTACCAACTTCACGCTTTTATTTACAGACTTTTTACAATTAATATATGGGAATTGTGTTGAAATTTATAATTAGTGGAAGTATAATCAATAATGTAGACAAAAATTAAAAGCTCGAGCAGTAAAAGTGTGTAATAATTAAGATGGTAAAAAATTAGATGAATTGCAAATAGTGAAAAATGGGTATAACCTAACTAAAATAAGAGAAATAAATACAAATTATAGAGAAATATAAAACAAATATAAAGAGAAAAAACAAATAAAAAGGACAAATGCAAATCTAAGTTAAAGTGTTAAAAAATTAAAAGCGTGTGTAAAAAAATAATAATTAAAAAATAGCTCCTAACGTAGTTAACTTAATTATTTTGTTATGTATTTTTAGACGCGCCTAGATATCTCACTAAACTTAGATTTTTTGTTACCGTATCAACGAACATATGTTTGATTTCCATGTAAAAAAGTGTTATTATGTTAATAATGTGTAGTTTATCAAAAAATCCAATTGGGTGAAAAAAGGGATGTATAATTTAAAAAGCATATTTACAATGCATGGTTTGGGGAGGGGCATTAAATGTCATTAGTTGAAAAGTATGAAAAAATAGCATTGGAGTTGGTTGAATACTTAACCAACAACAATATAGACACAAATGCACTGGATAAAAGTGAAATAATAGAATACATAAAGAAAAATAGCACTATTCATTAGTGCTATTTTTCTTTATCTTATTTTCAATTGCCTGTTTAAACAAAGCTTTAAAATAAGCCATCTTCTCATCATCTAGCTCATCTGGATTATTAATTTTATTTAGAGCTGTTGCTACAATATCAAAAACGAAATCATATTTATCAGTTTCTTTTGTTGATTCAACATTTGATTTATCAGTATCTTGATTTATTATATCACTATCTACATACTCAGGTTGAGTGTGTGGCGTTATAGCTATATCATCTTCCATTAAATAATCCGGGGTTACATTAAATATATCTGCAAGAGCTTTAAGAGTATCCATTTCAACCCCGCCGCCATTTTCTATATATGAAATAGTATTTTGTTTTCTATCAATCTTCTCAGCCAAGTCTGCCTGAGTCCAACCGTATTTTCTTCTCAGTTTTTTTACTTTTTCGCCTAGCGACATCGTTACACCCCCAATATTTAATAGTGTTCCATATTTAATAATAAATATATTTCATATGTATGTACATAGTTTATCAATAACTTGATTAATCAATATGTATATGATTGATATCAATAAAATATGAATAAAAATATAGAAAATATCAATAATATATATTGACAGTTGATATAAATTGATATAATATTGAATCATATTGGTGGATATTGATAATTGGAGGTGAAAAAATGAGTGAAAGAATCGGGACAAAGGTAAAAAAACTTAGAGAATTGCATGGATATACTCAATATCAATTGGGACAGTTAATAGGAGTTACCCAAAGTACATTCAATTACAAAGAGAATGGTCAATCGAGTTTTAAAATCGAAGAGTTAGTAATTCTAGCAGAGTTTTTTGGAGTTACAGTAGATGACATTGTTAGCGATAGAGAAATTACTGTTAAGATTCAGGTTTCTTAAATATAGAAAGGAGAATTAGAGATTGAGCAAATTAATTCAGATTAATAACCAAGAAATAGATATTAAAGAAGTAAAAGGACAAAGGGTAGTGACATTTAGGGATATTGATTTACTACATGATCGTGCAGAAGGAACTGCTGGAAGAAATTTTAGAGACAACAGAAAACATTTTGTTGAAAACCAAGATTTCTACTACATAACAGGTGAAGAATTAAAACAATTCAAACAGACAACGAATTTCGTCGGCAGTAATGCTCGTGAATTGATTCTGATAACAGAAAGCGGCTACCTGTTGTTAGTGAAATCTTTTACTGATGATTTAGCTTGGAAAGTTCAAAGAGAATTAGTTAATTCTTATTTCAGGGTAAAAGAAGTTATTAAACCTGACAACATGAAAGTAATATCTTTGATACATGCGGAGGTCGGAGAGTTGATAGCTGCTACTAGTCAAATAGAAAGCAGAGTAGAGAGTTTAGAAAATACAATGACTATAGATTATTCTCAGCAATTAGTTCTACAAGAGATAGCAAAGTTCATTGCTATAGAGGCTATGGGAGGAAAGGACAGCTCATCATACAAGGATAGTAGTCTAAGGTCTAGCGTATTTGCAGCAGTTTGGAGAGATTATAAAGAATACTTCCAGGTTAATTCCTACAAAAATACAGCAAGAGTTGATTTTGGAAAGGCAAAGGAATATCTGAAGAGCTGGAAAGCTCAAGGCAAGATACTTAGAGAAATAGAGAATACAAATAATCAAGTTTTGTTTAAGAGTGAGTCATAGGACAATCTTTATTCAGCATAAAGAATAGTAGAACTCTAAATTATGGGGGAAATCATGAAAGTAAAACAAATCACAGCAGAAATAGTTAATCCAGAAGCTATAGTATATGCATCTGAAGAATTTACAAAGCTCTTACTAGATTTCTACTTAGAAGAAAACAGCAAAGAGAATACAGATAAAAACTAATGCAAGGCTGAAAAGCCTTATAAAATATTTTATTAAGGTGAGAAAGCATAGAGCTCTCATTATATTATATGTAAATTACATGTAAAAAGAACCTGGGGGGGGTTAAAAAAGAATGAAAAATGGTAAAAAGCTCACTATGGAGGAAAAGAAGTTTCTAACTAGACAAGGGTTAAATCCAGGGAACTTCTTAAGAACTAAAAAGACAGCTGAGCATTTTGAGTTTTATAAGATAGACACCGGAAAGCTAATAGTCATAAGAAGATAGGAGGCTTGAGAAATGGAAAGCAAAACTTTATATAAAATTAGCGACCTTAATGAAGAAGAAATAGTAATTGTAGAAATACCACCTTGTGCCGAAGTACATGCAAATAGAATCATGTTCACCGAAAATATGATTTCTAAAATTCAAATCTTCAAATGGAAGAACTCATCAAAGGAAGAATCTTCAGTGTTCGTTGAATTTTACCTTGGAAACATGGAAATAGGAAGTATCGTTACAAACAAAGATTTTATAGTTGCTATTGAAAAAGGAGCAACTCGAAGTTATTACAAGATCAGAGAAGCAATGCATTATGATTATTTGTAATTTAAAAATATTACGTAGTTAATAAAAATTGAGAGGGGTAAAAAATTATGAATTTAGAAAACAGTATAAAGGACTGTATATCAAAGGAGTTAGAAAAAGGAATAGTTGAAAAGGTAATAGCATCAAAACTTGAAGAATGTGTTTCTTCAGCATTGAAGGATATGTTTAGTTGGAGTGGTGAGGTAAAGAAAGTAATTGATGAAAAAGTCAAATCAGTAATGATCCCTTACCTTGATAAGTATGATTACTCGCAGTATATCTGTAAGCTTGATTCTGTATTAGTGGAAGTGCTTAATAATACAGCATTGGAGAATAAAAAACTGCTAGAAAATTTTAAGGAATTAATGACTAATGATGAGAACTTGAAGAATGTAAAGATAACAGATATTTATAAAAAATGGTGTGAATACTGCGTTAAAGAAATAGATAAGGACAAGATAGATGGCTATGATTACGAAGGCGGCTATATCAACACTAACTTAGAAATAGAGGAAGTTAGCAAGAGCTGGAGTGACTATGAAAAATATATCGTTAGATTTGAATGCGAAGAAGATGAAGAACTAAATGTTGAGTTTATGCTTACAAGGTGGAAGAAGTATGATAGGGGTCACAAATTAGAATGGAAGAAAGCAAATGAATTGAAGTCACTAAGATACTTAGGCATATTCGATATGTTTATGATGAAGGTAGACCAAGCTTATGCGGATATTGAGATAGATGAAGATTGCTCAAGTGATGAACTATTTATAGAATACGCAGAATAGTTAAGTCGCAATTTAATAAATAAGAGCTGCAAAAATAGATAATATCAATTTTAATTCATATTAAGCAGAACTCAAGGAGGTGATTAATTTGAGTAAAAAATAAAATACACCCTCGCCAAAGGGTGCATAACCAAAACGGAAAATGGATGAGAGCTCTGGGAAAGCTCTTATCCTCAGTATACTATATACTTTCCAAAAAATAAAGATATATACGGAGGATGGGGAAATGAAAAAGGTTAAAGAAATAGCGGTAGGGACATCATGTGTACTAGCTATCAGTAGTTGGTTTGCCTTAACTTACTACATTGGATACTTAAGATAATTAGTTTGTGCTATAAAAGACAAGCTGTTAAGTCAAAGGAGATGAAACTTAAGTGGCAGGACTTACATGGATAAAACTCAATATAGACATGTTTGACAATAAGAAAATCAAACAAATACGTAAAATGCCTGGTGGTAACGATATGGTTTTGTTTTGGGTGATGCTGCTATCTCTTGCAGGTAAAAGCAATTCCCAAGGGTACATATTGTTTACTGAGAGCATTCCATATACACCAGAAATGCTTGCCAATGAATTTGATATTCCAATCAACACAGTAAAAATGGCTTTAGATTTATTTATAAGGTTTAATATGATCTCAATAAATGAAGAAGTTATAACTATTACCGGATGGGCTGAATATCAAAATGTAGATGGGATAGAGAAGATAAAACAAAGAGAACAAGCCAGGTTGAGAAAGCAAAAACAAAGAGAAAAAGAAAAGTTTTTAATTGGTCCGACAAAGGATGAAGTTGGGGCAGAACGTGACATGTCACGTGACGGCGAGCGTGACATCACGCGTGACCCTTCTTATATAGAGAGAGAGAATAAGAATATAGATAAAGAAAAAGAGATAGAAAAAGAAAATTTCTCTCTCATTGATGAGGCTATTGAAGTCTGCAAGTATTTTGAAGCAGTAACAAATGGCAAGTCTGTAACGCAGCATATGAATGAAATAAAGTTGCTTATTGAACTGTATTCTAAATCCTGGTTACTTGAAGCTATTGATATCTCTATTTCTAAAAATATATATTCCTTAAACTATGCCAAGACCATTTTAAAAAACTGGCTTAATGATGGTAAAGCTAAAAAGCCTCAAGAGAATGAGGCATCAGTAAAACCAACGGCCTATAAGCCCTTTCAATTTGAGGATTAGGATGTGATGGAATGGATGTAAAAGCTTTACCACATAACATAGAAGCAGAGCAGCAAGTTCTAGGAAGTATTTTAAGAGATAATGAGGCTTTCTATGAGGTAGCTGACATATTAAAATCTGATGATTTTTATAGAAGCAATCATAAGCTCATATTCAACACAATGCTCAAAATGAGCAATAGTAGTACACCCATAGATGTTATTACACTAAGCAATACATTAGGAGCAGATAGACTTCAGGCAATTGGTGGAGTATCTTATATGGCTGAATTGATATCTGAGGTAGTATCAAGTGCAAGCGTAAGAAAATATGCTGAAATAGTTAAAGAAAAATCTGATAGAAGAAAAGTTATTATTAGTTGTCAGCAAGCACTGGGAAAGGCCTACGAAACAGAAAATGAGATCAAAGGCATTATAGGTGCTCTTGAGGATGAATTGCTGCAGGTTGGTAATGAAACTGAAAACAAGGTACTTACTGATGAAGAGCTTATGACTAAGACTTTAGATATGATTGAGGAAAATTATAAAAATGGCGAAGATATAACTGGTATTAGCTCAGGGCTTAGCACTCTGGATCAGGCCACCAACGGAATAATAAAAGGTGATTTCATAGTTATTGCGGGAAGACCATCAATGGGTAAGACCTGTTTTGCCCTTAGTATTGCTAATAATATAGCAAAAACTAATAAGGTTGCACTATTTGAATTAGAAATGAGTGCAGAAAAGTTAGGTGCAAGAAGATTAGCATCTCAAGCACTAATCAATGCCACCAGGCTCCCAAGAGGAAAGATTGATGATAATGAGTGGCAGAGAGTAACCGCAAAAGCTTCAGAGCTTGCAGTCAGAAATAACATGTTTACAGATACAACAGCAACTATTGCTATGACAGAGGTTAGAGCAAAATGTAAAAAGATTAAACTCAAATACGGCTTAGATGTAGTCATAATAGATCATTTAGGATTACTTGCTACTACTGGAAAGGAAAGAAGGGACTTAGAAGTAGCAGAAATTACAAAGCAAGCGAAGATTATGGCCAAGGAATTAAATGTTGCTGTAATAATGCTTTCTCAGCTTAATAGAGCAGTGGAAGCAAGAGCAGACAAAATACCTATGATGTCAGACTTAAGAGAATCTGGAACCATAGAGCAGGATGCGGACCTAATAATGCTACTTTTTAGAGAAGAGTATTATAATCCGGATACAGATAAAAAAGGAATATTGGATTGTATTATTGCTAAGCAAAGGGATGGCAGGACAGGAACATTACAGTTTTCATATCAGCCACAATACCAGTTGGTTACGGAAAAGCCAAAATATTAGGAGGAACACGATGAATAAGGAAAATATAATCGAAAAACTAGAAGGAATAATTGAAATTACAAAAGGTATGGTTAATGTTTCAGGAGACCAATATAACATGCACTACATAGAGGAAATCGAGGCTTTAAACTATGCAGTTGAGTCAATTCAGGAGAACGAAAAACTCAAATCAAAAGTAACAAGTGCCTTAAATACATTAGCCGAGGAGACCATGCAAAAGGTTAGAGTAATGGGTGATAAACAAGAGTTGGTAGAAGCGCTCTGCAAGCTAATTGAAATGACCAGGTATCATGTAATTGCTGCTAATTCATATCATGCCTTTGATAATGCTGTGAACGTTGTGAGAAAGCATATAACTGATCCAGTGGCACTGCAGCAGTCGATTTAATAAGTGGATTTGCTAGGAGGGTAAAATGAAAATAAGTGACTTTTACATAACGCCAAATGAATATTCAACAGCAGAAATTAATGGAATAAGTAGAAAAGTACTTGATTATAGAGTTAGGGAGGCTCTGTGGGATAAAGACAAAGCTATAACTACTCCTCCGCAAACTAGAAAGATTTATCCTAAGGAAATAAAAGAATTAGCAAAGCTAAACGGAATCGGTATCGGGACCCTTAAATCTCGAGTCAACTTATTAGGTTGGGATATGTTAACTGCTGCAACTACTCCAATTATGGACAATAGAAAAAACATAGAAAAAGCATTTATAAAAGTTAGAAAATATCCAATAGAATTCATCGAGTTAGCTAGAACCAACGGTATACCAGATAAGTGTTTTTATCAGAGAATTGAAAGAGATAAGTGGGATATTGAAAAAGCGGCAACTACTCCAGTAATGACTGCAAGCCAAATTGGAATTATGAACAAAGAAAAACGCAAAGTAGCAATAGATTTAATATTTGCTTATAACAAGGCAAAGAGAGGTAGCAAGGAAGTTTAGATGCGGAATCTGATAATAAGTCAAATCAAAAGGGGAGGGTGAAATGAAACAAATCAGCATGTTTAATGAAATTATAGTTGATAACTTTGCTGGCGGAGGCGGTGCCAGTACTGGTATCGAGTTAGCTATAGGTCATAGCGTAGATATAGCTATTAACCATGATCCTGCAGCAATTGCTATGCATAAAGCAAATCATCCTGAGACAGAGCATTATTGCGAATCAGTTTGGGAGGTTGATCCTATCAAGGCTGTTAGAGGCAGACCAGTTGGGTTAGCTTGGTTCAGTCCAGATTGTAAGCATTTCAGCAGAGCAAAAGGGAAAACACCAGTTAATAAAAATATAAGAGGATTAGCATGGGTGACTGCTAAGTGGGCAGGAAAAGTAAAGCCAAGAGTAATTATGCTTGAAAATGTAAAGGAATTTCAAACATGGGGACCATTATTAAGAAATGATAAAGGTGAGTATTATCCTAACCCAAAGAAAAAAGGAAGGACCTTTAAGAAATTTATAAAACACCTTAGAAAACTAGGATATGCGGTTGAATGGAAAGAGCTTAGAGCATGTGATTTTGGAGCACCTACTATTAGAGAGAGATTTTTCTTAGTTGCTAGGTGCGATGGTAAGCCTATTGTATGGCCTAAACCAACACATGGAGATCCAGACAGTGATGATGTAAGAACGGGAAAGTTAAAACCTTGGAAAACTGCAGCAGGCATTATAGATTGGAGTATTCCTTGCCCAAGTATATTTGATAGGTCAAAACCGCTTGCTGAAAATACATTAAAAAGGATAGCAAAAGGACTTCAGAAGTTTGTATTAAACAATCCAAATCCTTTTATAGTAAGAATAGGGCAGACAGGGTTTGGAGGAGATAGGCTACAGTATCCTTTAGACAAACCACTAACTACAATAACGACCAAGGCAGAGCATTTATTAATAACTCCATTTCTTACTAGTTATCATTCTGAAACTAAAGAAAATGAGGTAAGAGCATTAAGTTTAAACGAACCAATACACACACTAGATACTTCAAATAGGTTTGGCCTGGTTACTGCGTTCATATCAACACAATTTAAAAGTTCCATTGGACATGGAGTAAACAAGCCTTTAGCAACTGTAACCACAGTAAATAAGAATGCACTTATAACAGCATTTTTGCTTAAATATTACGGTGCTGACATAGGTCAGGATTGTGATGAGCCACTTCATACTATAACAACAAAAGATAGATTCGGATTAGTAACAATCAAGGGACAAGATTATGAAATAGTTGATATAGGGATGAGGATGTTGCAGCCACATGAGTTATTTAAAGCTCAAGGTTTTCCAGGTAACTATATCATAGATCATGATTACACTGGCAAGCCATATCCTAAGACTGCTCAGGTTGCAAGGTGTGGAAATGCAGTACCTCCACCATTTGCTGAAGCATTAGTGAGAGCTAATATTCCAGAGCTATGTGAAGGTAACGGAAAGTTTAGGCAAGTAGGATAATTCGGAATCTGAAAATATTGTGCAATTGAGGTGAAAGATGAACATTAAAAATCCAGCCCATAATAAATGGGCGAATTATTCTAATAAAGAACAATGTAAGTTTATTAAAAAAGTTAATCTTGGTGATATTGCAACCATTACAAAATGGGGTTCTGTAGAAACAGGAACAGTAAATCTTATATCGCATAGAGGGATAAATATTTCAAGTCCTTGGGGAGATAAATTCGTAAAATGGACTCATGTTTTAGAAATAGAAAAAGAAGATTAATGAACAATTCAATAAGAGGTGATTAATAATGTTGAGAAAAGATGATCCAATATATTATAGAAAGAAGATAAATGATTTAATAAAACAAGCACTTAAAGAAGGACTTGAAGTTAATGTTAAAATTGAAGCACCCAAAAGACAAGTAAAGGTTTATTTTAAAGCAAGTAATGGAGATATAGCAGGTGTTAACTTAATAGAATCTGAAGTTAAATAGTTCGCAATTCAAATATAGGATTCGCAAATAGTAAGGGGTGGTTAATATGGCTACTAGACTTTCAACTATTGAAATTGAAACTATTAAAAAACTAAGAGATCAAGGACATAAGTTAAGTTACATAGCTTATAAAACCAAGAGAGATGAAAAGACTATAAGAAGGTATCTAGCAAAAAAATATAAATCTTGGACAGCAGAAGATATTGAGAAAGCTTTTGAACTTAAAGGTTCAGGCCTTAATTATAAGCAAATAGGAGAAGCTCTTGGAAGGACTAAGATCTCAATAACCCAATTATTCTTCAGATACAAACATAGTGTTGATATTTAAAGGGGGAATAAGTGTGGAAAGTAAAGATATTAAGTTAAAAGTAAAAAACTTAGCGGCAGAGTTGGCTAGACAAGAGGTAGAGCGGACAGGAAAAGATTATCACAAATGTATTAGCAATGCCCTGGATGAGGCTTGCGAAAGAATGGGGATTAAGAGGAAAGAGTATATAAGGCTTTTTATTTAGGAGGTACAAATGAACAAACTAAGTCTTAAAATAGGACAAGTTATTGAATTAGTAATAAAGAGGGAAGGAAAGGGTAAGGGGAGGAAAACGAGAAATAAAAGAGGTACTGTTATCTCTTTAACATCAAGATTTCTAGTTATAGACAATGGAAATTATAAAGAAAGCTTTAACTTTTCGGATTTTACGATTGGTAAAATAAAAAGTATTAAGGTAATAGCATGATTATAAATTATGTTGAACTGTATATAAAGGCTAATATTCAAATTAGCCTTTCCCAAGAAAAAGAAAAACTCAAGTTAACTAATAAAATTATTAAGCTCCAGGAGTGGGCAAATGAAGATGTAAGGAGAATGAAGGATGAAAATAAAAGAATTAGTTAAATCAGCACATGAAAATGCAGTGAATAAAGGATTTTGGGATTTGGAAATTGGTTTAATTAGAAGGATGAGAGAAGATAAAAATTATAAACCTGAGGAAGTAACTGCTGTAATAAATGCTTTTAGAAGTCAAAAGCTTATGCTGATAGTGTCAGAACTTGGTGAAGCCCAGGAAGCTTTAAGAAAAAATGATTGGCTTAATTATAAAGAAGAATTAGCAGATGTAGTTATTAGAATGGGTGATTTGGCAGGTGGTGAAGACATTCGTCTTGAAACAGAAATAGTCCAAAAGATGGATTATAACAAAAGCAGACCGTACTTGCACGGAAAAACCTTTTAGGAGGATAAGTGGATGCCAGATATAAATAGCATTTTAAAAAAGCTTAATATCATGGAGAGGACACAACTTATTAACTACATAAAGCTAGAAGCGGCACAAAGAACTTCAAAGATAGAACAGGCTCTTGGTGAGGCTGCTAAAGAAAGAGAAGAATTTCTGACAAATCAGAATGATAATACTTGGCAAATAATCAATGACAACATCAAATTAGCATTAAGAGAAAATCGAATATCTGAAGAAAGAATTAAAAAGGTATTTAGTAGAGTTTATGAGTTAACAAGTAATAATCCAAATGTAAGGCTGTTTGATGTTCCAGAGCCTTCAGCAGACTTTGAGATTTTAACTAAAGATGAGTTTAGGAATTTGGTAGAAGAGCTTATAGAGTGCAGTTGCAAAGGCTGCATCAAGAGTAGTAAGGATTGTGATGTTTACAAGTTATTAAAAAGACATAACGTAAAGGCACCTAGTGGATATCAAAGAAGTTGTAAATATGGATATTAGTATTATTTAAACTAGGGGGTAAAAGGGTATGTTGGCTGCAGGTTTAACTATAGTTATAGCAGGTATAGTAATTACAATGGCTATGTGTAAGGCAGCAGGTAAGGACAAATGGAAAGATAAATGGGTAGAACAAAGGAAAATGGAGAAAAAATATCCTCAGGAATGGTGCGATAATAACTGCTCAAAATGTGATCAGAATGATTGGTGCATGTTTTCCGAGGTAGAAAGGGGTAACTTGAGATGACAGTTATAGAAAAGTTACAAAGGTATAAAGTTCTTAAGGCTGAGATTAAAAATATAGAACTGGATATCGAAGAGCTACATGAATCTGAGAATATAGGACCAGGAGCAATAAGCTACGAAGAGAAATCAGGACCAACACATAAATTTAGCAGCCAAACAGAAAATGAGGCTGTCAATTTAGCGGACAAGACTATAAGACTTGAAGGACTTAAGCGGGCAAAAGAAAGAGAAATTGAAAGAATAGATAATGCCTTAAGTATACTAGATGATAAGCAAAGAGAAGTAATTGAACTAAAACATGTAAGAGGCTGTAGATGGGATACCGTTACATATAAGCTTGATAGGAGCTATAGCTATTGTAAGCAACTTGAAAATGAAGCTTTATTAAAGATTGAGCCTTTTCTGTAGAATAGTAGCAAGTAAAGCACTTAAAGGAAAAAATCCCTTTAAGTGTTTAATTTATTAAAGGAATTTCATAATTTGGATAGAATAATTATTGATATGAATATTAAGAAGGGATGATAAAATGTCTGAATTCAAAATAGAAGATAAGGTTCATTACTTTAATTATGTTAAAAGTATTCTGGGCAAAAAGAATATTAATATATTTAATTGTGACTATAATGAATTAAGAAGCTTTTGTGATAGAATATTTGAATTTAGTAAGCTTTATGAAGATAAGATAAGGAGAAATGATTTAAAAACACCTGCGGAGGCATTCACTTTCTTATTGTATAAAGGGGCGAAAATTGAATCTGATGTATTTAGAGTAAGAAATATTATAGATATTTTTATGACTGGATATAAGTCACTTGTTTCTGAAGAAAATGTTGATAGAGAAAAGTATAGAAGATTATATGAGCAGTTTTATTTACCATCACCTGAAAAGTTAGAACAGTTAAAGGAACAAAAGAATATATCTGAATTTGAAAGAAAAATTGAGCAACTTAGAAGGGTTTTAGAAGATAGGTCTAAATATTTAAAAGCTAGAGGTTTAGAGTATTCTAGAGAGTTCATTTCTGAGGCAGAAAAACTAATTGGTGATACTGGAATTTATGTTTTCTATGGGTCAGATAAGAAAACGGTTTTTTATGTAGGTAAATCAACATCAAGCCTAGGTGAAAGAATGGGAAGTTCATCAAGAGAAAGGAATGGTATATTTTACTTTTCATATGCATTAACAAGTAACGGGAATGAGGCTAGCATATATGAAATGTATTATATTGCTAAATTTCAACCAATATTAAATGTTGATGGTAATTACGGTGGAGAAATTAATATAGAATTACCAGAGTTGGAGTTTTCAGAAATAAAACCTTTATACAATACAATTGAAAAATAGTAGATTTACAAGAGGTTTACAGTAGGATTTTTAGAAATTTAAGTGCTAATATAGTAATATAAGATTCCGACAAGAAGTTTATGGCTGACATGACAGTGCATAAACACTATATTCATGGCTGTTGCAGCAGGGACTACAACTGTGTGGCAACAGGACAAGCATCCAGTAATGGGTGCTTTTTTATTTTAGTTTAAGGGGTGAGAGCATGGGAGGGTTAACTAAAAAAGGTCCTAAGAAAAAGAAAAGAAAGCATAAGATTTACAAAACTCAAAACTGTAATAAAGCGGCGTCAGGAGAAGAGGAATTTAATGAATTCAAAAGGATGATGGAAGATGCTCCGGTATACAGGAGAGGGAAAGGTGGAGCTCTACACCAGACAAGGTAGAAAAGTGGTGATGGTATGGAGCTAGTTGAACCAATTAGATCAAGAAAAAAGCTAAGAGACATACTGACATACCTCAGAAGAGAGCGCGAAAGAGATTACATGCTTTTTTTATTAGGAGTTCATACAGGATTAAGGATAAGTGACATACTTCAGTTAAGGGTTAGAGACGTTAAAGGTAGATCGCATATCACAATTATAGAAAAGAAGACTAAGAAATCAAAGAAGTTTTTGATAAATGGTGAGTTAAAGAAAGAACTACATGCATACTGCAAAAATAAAGAGTCTTATGAGTTTTTAATATACAGCAGAGAAGGTCAAAACAATCCTATTAATAGAGTAAGAGCATATCAGATATTAAAAGAAATAGGTGATTTGTTTGACATTCACATTAGTTGTCATGTATTAAGAAAGACCTTTGGTTATTGGCATTATCAAGAAAATAAGGATGTGGGAAAGTTGATGGAAATATTTAATCATAGCAATCAAAGAGTAACTTTAAGGTATATAGGAATACTTCAGGATGAGCTTGATAAGTCAGTAAAAGAGCTTACTTTTTTATAAATAAATTTCATTTTTTAGCCTTAGTTTAACATAACGATATGATGTTAAATTGCTAATTGAGAAAAAATAAGAATGGCTCAATAGCAACGATTAAGAGGATTGAATGAATTTAACACAATTACCGTAATGTTAAACTCAAAGTGCAAGAAAAGAAGGTGAAAACTTGCAAAATGACAATGAGAATATGTGGCAAAATTAACTGCAATAAGTTAGTTGAAAAAGAAGCAAGATACTGTGATGAACATAAAAAAGAATATGATAAAAAAGTAAAGAACTCTCAGAATTGGTATAGACAAAATAGAGATGATAAAGACGAACAAGACTTTTATAAATCTAAAAAATGGATAAAATCTAGAACCAACACTCTGGAAAGAGATTTTTACTTATGTAGACTTTGTTATATTGAGAAGTTAGTTACCACTGCAGATATGGTTCATCATATTGTAGAACTTAAGGAAGATAAATCACTGGCATTAGATGCTGAGAATCTCATAAGTCTTTGCGATGGTTGTCACAAGAAAGTTCATGGCAAGTATAACACAGGATATAAGATTGAAACTCAAAAAATGTTAAGAAATATAATAATATCCCCCCCTACCTCCAGGAATAAGGACATTCCTAACGTGTCCGGGGAACACTCTTTTACGTGAGAATTTCCCGATTTGGAGGTAAAAGGGGATTTTTTAATTTCAGTTGATATAATTTATCAACAAAGGAGGTTAAGATGAAGCCAAGGCAAAAAGTGGAGACGCTTAAAAAACATGTTACCAAAGAAGAAAAAGAAGTCAGGTTAAAGCAAGAAGAATTTTTAAATCAGTTACCAAGTGATAGAATCAAACCTCCTACATGGTTAAACAATAGGAGCAAAAAAATATTTAAGGATATAGTTAACGAATTAAGCAATATACAAATTCTTGCTAATCTTGATGTACATGCTCTTTCAGTATTGTCTGATGCATTTGATAAATTTATAGAAGCAACCATAGCTTTAAATACTTCACCATTAACTGTTATGGAAACTAATAAAAACGGAAGCACCAAGGAAGCTCCAAGCCCATACATTAGAATTCAAAATGGATATGCTGAAATAATTAAAAAGTATTGTGTTGAATTTGGCCTGACTCCTCAGAGCAGACAGAAACTTATAAATATAAATAGTGAACCTGTTGATGAGGATGAGGAAGAATTTGAAGATAAGTTCGGTAAATTGTAATGACAACATTAGAGCAACACATTTATTATTCAAATAATTTCACAGGAACTTTAAAAGAGCAGTTAATAGAATATTGCGCTAGAGTCCTTGATGGAAGAATAATTGCTTGTCAGAAACAAAAGTGGAGTTGCCAAAGGTTTTTAGATGATCTAGACAGAGCAGCACAGAATAAGTTCCCATACATATTCAATGAAGATGAAGCTTTAAGGTCCATTGAGTGGATGGAAGAATTCAAGCATTCAAAGGGAGAGCTTGCAGGTAAAAAGATAGAGCCCCATATAGTAACTAAATTCATTCTAGGAAATATTTACGGATGGATTAATAAGGAAACTGGATATAGAAGATTTAAAAGAATGTATGTCCAGGTAGGAAGAAAGAATGCAAAGTCTCAAACGCTGGCATCAATGTGCAGTTATGAACTTGCACCATATAAAGTTCTAGGTTCTGAAGTTTACTGCTTGGCACCAGTAAGTAAACAGGCAAAAGCAGTATTTTCTGAAACTACTAATATGCTTGAAAAGCATAAGATACTTAAACGGAAATTTAAAATAAGAAAATCAACTAATGAAATCTTCTATCCTAAAACTAATAGCAGAATGACTATATTCACTAGAGATGATTTAAGGATGGGTGACTCATACAACCCCCAGTTTGCATGCATCGATGAATATCACTTATTTGATACGAGCGAGGCTGTAGATGTAATGGAATCAGGTATGGGAGCAAGATACAATCCTCTGATTGCTATTATAACAACTGCAGGAAGGCAGATATTTTGTCCATGCAAAGAGGAATATGACCATTGCAGCAAGATAATAAATCCTTATGTTGATATTCACGATGATAGATGCTTTGTGCTTATTTGTGAAGTTGAAGAAGAGGATGATCCTTATGATATTTTAAATTTGGCCAAAGCAAATCCAATCGTAAGTACGTACAAAACAGGAATTGAGAACCTTAAAGAAAAACTCGAGATAGCAAAGGAAAGAGAAGATAAAAGAATCGAATATTTGACCAAGCAATGTAATATATGGGTAAACCAAAAGGCAAACAAGCCATATATGAACATGGAAAAGTGGTCAAAGTGCAAAATTACTGTTGTTCCAAGCCTGGAAGGACTTACATGTGTTGTTGGCATTGATAAATCCGATAAGATAGACCTTACCTCAGTAACCTATGAATTTTTATTAGGTAATGAAAAAGTATTGGTTTTAAATCATTGTTATATTCCAGAGGATACATTAAAAGCAAAAATGAAAACTGATAAAGTACCTTATGATTTGTGGGTAAAAGAAGAGTATATAACCAAAATACCCGGTGCAAAGATTAAAGATGATTATATAGTTCAAGATGTTTTAGATTTTATGCGAGAAAATAAGTTCATTATTGATTCGGTTGCATACGACCCTTGGCACTGTCAAGACATAGCAGATGCTTTTCAAAATGAAGGGATAATCACAATAGAAATACCTCAGACTTTTGCTTCTTTATCTGAGCCAACTAAGGATTTCAGAGCAAAAACATATGCTGGAGAAGTATTTCATGACGGAAATCCTGTACTTAATTACTGTTTTAGTAATGCAATCGAAGATAAGGACCGAAAGGAAAACCTAAAACTCTGGAAAGAGAAAAAAGACAGCGAAAGAATAGATGCTGCAGTATCAACTATGATTTCTCATGTAAGAGTATGCGGACTTTTAAAACAAAGTCAGGATATATTTTATAGTCCAGGAAGTTAGAAAGGAGGTGATAACTTGGGTTTATTCAGTAAAGTGATGAGTTTTATTTTCAAAACTCCGAGTAAACTGTTCATAAATGGCAGTAATAGAAGGTTTTCTTTTGTAAATAAAGACTTGGCAACTAATGAAACTATATTTGCAGCAGTAACCATGATAAGTAATTCAATAGCCAGTGCCCCTATTTCAGTAAGAGAAGATTTTAGAAAACTAAAACCTAGGGAGCATCCACTGGCCAGATTGTTTGAATATGGTCCGAATCCTTATATGACAACTTTTCAGTTTATAAGATGCATGGAAGTAAATAGAAATACGAAAGGCGCAGCATATGCTATAAAAGAGTATGGATTTAACTATTCTATAGAATCTATGTGGGTGCTTGATAGTGACTGTGTTGAGCCGGTTATGGAGGAGGAAAGCAAAGAACTATACTACAAAATAAGATGTGATAATGTAGACAGATTTGTTCATAGCTCCCATATTATTGCAGTAAATCACATAAGTAATGATGGCTATACAGCAATTAATCCAATTGATGTCCTTAGAAATACCATTGATTACGATAGAGAAATCAAGGAATTTTCACTAAATCAGATGGAAAACGGGCTAAAAGCTAATGCAATAATCAAACTTTCTTCTAAACTAACGCCTGAAGCCATGGAATTATATGATGAAATGATGTCAAGGTTTAAGAAAAATGGAATTCTGTACGTTGACCAAGGAAAGGAATTTCAGGAACTTAAAAATACGTCATTCATAGATCCTAAAGTTTTTGAGGTTGAAGAGATAACTGTTGCAAGAGTATCAAGGGTTTATAATTTGCCTCTAGGAAAGCTTTTAGGAGGAAAAAACAGTTATTCAAGCTCAGAACAGAGTGATTTGGAGTATATAAAAGATGCAGTACTGCCTGTTGTAAGGATGTATGAGCAAGAGTTTAGCAAAAAAGGATTAAATGAACCTGACAGAGATAACGGAATACAAGTAAAAATGTCTTTAAATGGATTTGCCCGTGGTGATATGAAAACCAGGGGTGATTTTTATTTCAAAGGAATTCGCTCTGCATGGTTTAATGCTAATGAGATTAGATCCTTAGAGGATTATCCTCCATACAAAGGTGGAGATGTTTACTATGTATCAAGGGATATGTGTCCTGTAGATAAAGTTGATTTACTATTGAAAGGAGGTGGGAAAGGTGACTAAACAGGCAACAAATAAGAAATATTGGGAGTTTAAAAATCAAACTTCCACTTCAGCAGACCTTTACCTTTATATTGAAATTGCTTCATGGGGTGGAGGATATGCAGCACATTCAGCACAGAGCTTTAAAGCTGAGCTTGATGCACTTGGAGAAATAGATACATTAAATGTTTATATTAATTCTCCTGGTGGCGATGTGTTTGAAGGAATTGCTATTGCAAATATGCTGAAAAGGCATAAAGCAACAGTAGTAGTTCACATTGATGGTCTAGCAGCAAGTATAGCAAGCGTCATAGCAATGGCAGCAGATACAATCTATATGCCTAAAAATTCTATGATGATGATACATAACGCATGGACATACACCTACGGCAACTCAAATGATTTAAGAGAAGTTGCTGATATGCTGGACAAGGTAAATGAATCCATAAGACAGTCTTATTTGCTACATGCAGGAACTAAAACAGACGAAAATACTATAAAAACTCTCATGGACAATGAGTCATGGCTTACAGCTCAGGAATGCTTTGATTATGGGTTATGCGATGTGCTTGAAGATGATGTTCAGATAGCTGCAAAATGGGATGGTGATTTTCTTAATAATTATAAGAATATCCCTAAAAGTTTATTAAATGCACCAAAAGAACCTAAGACAGAAGAATTTATTAAAGATGAAGAAATAGAAGCTCTTATATCAAGAGTAAATAATACTTTAAAATTTGAGGAGGAAATCATAAATGAATAGATATCAATTAGAACAAATGTTAGCAGGTATAGGACAAGATTTAAAGGCAGCAAACCAAAAATTAACTTCAATGTATGCCGATGCAAAGACAACTTTACAAGCTAGAAACGAGCAAAAGGATGCAGTTAAGGATCTAGAAGAAAGATTTGATGGAATAAAGGCTCAAATTGATGAAATGGACAGACAGGCAGAAGAAAAGTTAAAGAATAAGGCCGTTGCTGGAGACACTGAAAAGGATAAGGTAGTTAACGCAAAAGCAGAATTAGTAAGAGCAGTTATGGCTGGGAAGCCAGTTAGTCAAGAGATAAAAGCTGCACTAGGAGATGGTAATAGTACTGGTGGTGAAAAAATACTTCCAAAAACTATGACTAATGAGCTTCTACATGAGCCTTTTGTTAAAAACCCTTTAAGAAATAGCTCTGTTTTCACAAATATCACTAATTTAGAAGTTCCAAGAATAGATTTTACACTAGATGATGATGATTTTGTTGGTGATGGAGCTACTGCGAAGGAACTAAAAGAAACAACTGATACAGTAGTGTTTGGTAGACATAAGTTTAAAGTATTTGCAAGCTTATCAGAAACTATTTTAAGAGGTACTAATACTAATTTAGTTAAAACAGTTGATGCTGCACTTGAAAGTGGGCTTGCCGCCAAAGAAAAGAAAGTAGCATTTACTAAAGCTCCTAAGTCTGGAGAAGAGCATATGTCTTTCTATGACGCTACAAATGCTATAAAAGTAGTAGAAGGAGAAACTAAATATAAGGCAATTAAAGCTGCTTTAGCTGACTTAGAAGATGCTTATGCAGAAAATGCTAAAATCTACATGACAAGAAAAGATTATTACGATATTATCGAAACTTTAGCAAATGGTAATGCAACACTATATGTAGCACAACCAGAACAGGTTCTAGGTGCTCCAGTTGAGTTCTGTGATATGGCAACTGATCCAGTAGTAGGAGACTACAGATATTCACACTTTAACTATGATTTAGATATGCTTTACGATAGAGATAAAAATGTTAGAACTGGTATGGAGGACTTTGTTTTAACTGCTTGGATTGACCACCAAATAAAGTTAAAGTCGGCATTTAGAATAGCAAAGGTTACTGTTGCACCCTAGTCAATCCCTTTCAATAGAAGGGGACTCAATAATCTATACTCAGGAAGAGCTTGAAGCTATGACTGTTGAACAACTTAGAAATATTGCTAGAGAACGAGGAATGACAGGTTATTCAAGTTTGCTTAAGGCTGATTTAATAGCAGCCATATTAGCTGATCAAGAAGGTGTATAGTCATGGAAGATGATCTAATAGAAATAAAGGAATGGCTAAGGATAGATGGAGAGGATGAGGATAATACTTTATCCTCTCTTCTTGCTTCAAGCAGAGCTATTATAAAACAAGGTACAGGATTAATAAAAGAGGATATAAAGCCTGATGATAAAGATATTACTGAACTATATAAGTTGGCTCAAAAGATTTTAATTACTGACTTATATGAGAATAGGACAGGTTCAGAATCTAATCCTGGCCTAATAAGCATATGCATGCAACTTGAAGTTTATAAATTGAAACTAATTCAAGAAGCAGAATTAGCTGAAAGTAGTGGTAATGTATGAATCCAGGAAAGTTAAATAAGAGAATAGAGTTCGGAAGGTTTAAAAGTATAACTAATGACTCTGGATTTCAAGAAAAAGTTTGGTCGCCAATGTTCAAAAAATGGGCATCAGTTAAAAATCTTTTTGGAAAGGAATTCTGGGAAGCTAAAGCTGTTCAAAGTGAAACTACTGTTAAATTTAAATGCCGATATGATGCAAATATCACTGCAGACCTTTATATTAAATTTAGAGATAACTACTATGAAATCATTTCTCCTCCGGACAATATAGATTATAAAAATGTTGAAATAGAAATTAAAGCTAAGATACTTGATAAGGATAAAGTAAAATGAGTACATCTTATAAAGTTGATGGGTTTGACGATTTTTTTGATGAAATTACGGATATGGAGATAAGTGATACAAAGAAAAAAAAGGCATTAAAAGCAGTTGGTAATGTACTTATTGATGGTATAGAACCGAATCTTCCAAAGAAAACAGGCAGGTATCGTAAAGGACTTAAACAGAGCATAAGGCAGACTGAAGAAGGAATGAGCGTAATTGTAACTTCTAATAAATTTTATGATATGTTTCAGGAATATGGAACTAGCAAACAAAAGGCGAATGTAGGTAGCTTTGAAAAAGGTGTTACCCAAAGTGCTGATAAAGCGGTTCAAACTGCCATAAAGGAGTTGAGTAGATAGTGAAAAAAACATTGAGAACAGATTTGCTGGATGAAAGGATTACTCAACTTGTAGGTTTTGATAATGATGAACAACCAAAAATATATTTCTTGCACGCTCCAGAGAGCACGTCAGGTGCTTATATTGAATACGAAATTTATGATGAACAAGAAGCATATCATGATGAAAACACTGAGAAAGCGGTAACATATTTTATTCAGGTTGATATATTTAGTCCTAAAGATTACTCACTAATTGAAGAAGCTGTAAAAACTGTTTTAAAAGAAAAAAAATACGATGGTGGACTTGGTCCTGATTTATATGAATCTGATACTAAACTTTATCATAAACCTTTAAGGTTTACTTATACTAAAATGTTAGATTGAAAGGATGATTAAGCGTGGGAAAAAGAACAGTTATAAACGGTCTAAATAAATTGTATTATGCAATTATGACAGACGAGGAATTAGAAACTTATGCTGCAGTTAAATACTTTCCTGGATTAAGAGAAATAACAGTATCACCTAAAGAAGAGACAGGAAGTATATATGCAGAAAATCAAGAATGGGATATAGACAGTGCACTAGGAGAAATAGAGGTATCCCTAGACATAACAGATATTCCAACAGATATTATTTCAGAGATACTTGGTAAGAAGAAAGCCGCTACTGGTGGATATATTGATAATGCGAACGATGTTAAACCTTATATAGCTTTAATGTTTGACAAAACCTTGAGTGGAGGAGTAACAGAGTACGTAACTTTATATAAAGGAAAATTCAATATACCTGAGGACAAAGCTAAAACGAAAGAAGGAAAGCCTGAGTTTCAATCTAAAACACTTACAGGAAGATTCTTACCACTTAAAAATGGGATGTGGAAGTACCCTGTTAGAAGTAATGACACAGACTTTGAAAAAGCTACTTGGGACACAAAATGGGGTACAGAAGTTATTAAAGCAGAAGTTAAACCTGCAGCATAAAATACTGGCAACTCTTAATTGAGTTGCCTTTAATTTTGGGAGGAATTTATATGTTAGATGAAATTAGAACAATAACCATTAAATGCAGAGAAAAGGAGATAAAGCTTATTCCCGATTTTAAAGCATTTAAGAAGCTTCATAAAAACACCGGAAATGCATTTGCTGTAATGGACGAATTTGTTAATGATATAGAGAAACGAGTAGAGCATCTTCCTGTTTTAATACAATCTATGGCTGAAGATGATTTAACTATTGAAGAAATAGAACAAAATATATTGGGTATGAAGTGGACACGTGTAACAACTATGGCATCCGTTGTATTTGAACTTCTAAACTCTGAATTTAGCGATCCCTTAACAACTGAGGAAAACCCAAAAAACGTTCAAATCCCAGAAGCAAAAAACAATTAGATTTTGTAGCCTTCTGGGATTATTTTTATTTCATATCAAAGTTTAAATTACAAATGACCTATAATGAATTTTTAAACTCTAGTCCAAGAATCATAAGTCAACTTAATAGAATGAATGAAAACTACGAAAAGAAAATTCTTATAGATGTTTTTAATAGGATTATGCCTGAAGAAGCAGAGGAAGCAGAAGAAGTTGTAATTTCAGATAATCTTTCTATATTCTTCTAAGGAGGCAAGAGCATGGCAGATAATGTGGTTAAACGAGTAAGTACTATATTCACAATTAAAGATGATGGTTTCAATAAATCACTTAGCGATATAAATAAGCAGATGAAACTTACCCAAAGTGAAATCAAACTTGCAGGAGAAAGAGTAAACTCATTTGGTGGGAATACTGATGACTTGAAATATAAGCAAGAAGCACTCGCAAAGCAGATTAGTAATGTTAAAGATAAGATGGCACTTTACAGCAAAAGTATAGATGATAATAACAATAATCTTAATAAGAATAAAGCAGAGCTATCTGAATTGGGTAAAAAAAAGGATGATCTAAACGCCAAGTACAAAGAATCTATAAAACTTTATAGTGAAGAAAGTGAAGAATCAAGAAAACTTAAAGTAGAATTAGATAAAACCAAAGAAGCATATAAAGAAAAAGAAAATGTAGTCAAATCTAATATAAATGCTATAAATAATCACACTACGGATTTGAAAAAGACTGAAACTGAGCTTGTTAAACTTCAGGGAGAACTTAAAAAAGCTAATTCAGAACTTTCAACTGCCGAAAGTAAGTGGCTTAAAGCTGGCAAGGCGCTAGAAACTTCAGGTGAAAGTATAAAAAACTTTGGAAATAAGGTAAGCAGCGCAGGTAATACTTTATCAGTAGGTGTTACCTTACCAATCTTAGCAGTTGGTACAGCAGCAACAAAAATGGCTATGGATACAATAGAAAGTGAAAATTTATTCGAAGTATCTATGGGAAAAATGTCTCAAACAGCAAGAAAATGGACTGATGAAACAGCAAAATCATTAGGACTTAATGCATATGAACTCAGAAAAAATGTTGGTACTTTCAATGTCATGTTAACAGCCATGGGACAGACAGAGGAAAAAGCTTATGAAATGTCTACTTCGTTTAGTAAACTAGCATATGACATGGCTAGTTTTTATAATTTAGATCCAAGCCAGGCATTTGACAAACTTAGAGCTGGTATATCTGGAGAAGCTGAGCCACTTAAACAGTTAGGAATAGTAATTAATGAAACTGCAATTAAAAATTACGCTTTAGAAAAAGGTCTTATCAGGCAAATACCTGTTTTAGATAAGCACGGTAAAGCTGTTACTGATTCATTCGGAAAGATAAAAACTAAAACCGAAGAGCTTGATGATGCTACAAAGGTACAGGCCAGGTATGGTCTCATCATGGAATTAACAGCCAAAGCACAAGGTGACCTTTCAAGAACAATGGATTCTCCAACTAATAAACTAAGGATACAAACTGAAAGAATAAAACAACAAGCAACTGAACTTGGTGTTAAATTAATCCCACTAATGGAAAAAGGATTAAATATAACAGGCAAAATAGTTGACTGGTTAGATAGCCTAAATGATGAACAAAAAGATTTAATAATAAAGATAGGTTTAGTGACTGCAGCAGCAGGACCTTTGCTAGGTATAACCGGGAAATTTATATCAGTAGTCGGCTCTTTAGTTGGCACAATTGGTAAAGTAAGCAGTTCGTTAGGTGCTGCAAAAGTTGCTACATCTGCAGCAGGAGCAGTTGCCGGAACAGCCGGAGGAACTGCAGGGTTTGGTGCCTTAGCAAATGGTTTAGGAACTGTAGCTTTAGCAGCAGCACCATATGTAGCTGCAGGTGTTGCTATAGCAGGAGCGGGGTATTTAGTTTATAAAGGATTACAGGAAGAAACTGTTCCAGCAGTTGACCTTTTCGCTGACAGAGTAGAAGTTACTGCGAAAGATGTTTCGAATTCAAGTATGGACATGGCTACACAGACAGAAACTAGTGTTACTAAAATATCAGAAGCTACTAAAACTGCAGTTGGAGCATACATAAAAATGGATGATGAAGTTACTAAAGTAATGACTGACCTATATGTAAATTCTAGTACTATAACTTCTGAGACAGCCAATTCACTTACGAGTAAATTTAATGAAATGGGCAATCAAATAAAAGCTGGTATAGATAAAAAATATAGTGATACGTATGCTACTATGCAAACATTTTTTAAAGAAAGTGGTGCACTTGCAGACATAGAGGAGGCTGAAGCTCTTAGAAAGCTTAAAGAAAATGCTGAGTTTCAAAAGGGTATAGTAGACCAGGGAACGAAAGAAATTCAGGTTATACTAGATAGAGCTGCAGCAGCCAATAGGAAGACTACTGAAGAAGAAAATAATATTATTAGTAATATCAAAGACAATATGAAGAAAAATGCGATTCAAAGTCTTTCTGAAACAGAAGTGGAAAGCAAAGTAATATTAGAAAGATTAAAAAGTTATAGCAGCAGAATAACAGCTGAGCAATCTGCAGAGGTTGTTAAAAATGCCAATACCACAAGAGATAAAGCCGTAAATGCGGCTAATGAACAATATGATAAAACAGTAGCATCTATCATAAAGATGAGAGATGAAAGTAAAGTTATAACCGCAGAACAAGCAGATATAGCGATTAGGGATGCTACTAGACAGAAGGATAGCACAATAGAAAAAGCTGAAGAAATGAGAATTGGAGTTATTGATAAACTTAGACAAATGAATCCAGATGTTGAAAAGGAAGTTAACTTTCAAACCGGTACAATAATGACAGCTTGGGATAAAGTTAAAACTTGGTGGAATAATCTTTCTTTCAATAAAAAAACTATGGAAGTAACTACTAAACATAACTCTACTCAGGATTATACAAATAGTCCTATACAATATGAATATAGTGGTATACCTATGAATGCTCTAGGTACAAATTATTTTCCAGGCGGATTAACTTATTACAACGAAAAAGGGTATGAACTTATTAATTTGCCAGCAGGAAGCAAAATAAAAAATCATGCTCAAAGTGAATCTATAGTAAGAAAAACTGCTGAAGAAGTTGCAAGAAGCATATTGAGCGGAATAGGACAGAGTAGTAATGATACACCTATAATCATTCCTATATATATGGATAGTGAGAAAGTAGCGGAGGCAACATCAAGTCATGCTAATAAAATACAAGGGTTTAATGTTAAATTTGGAGCAAGGGGGCAAGGGATAGGATGAACGAAATAATATTTAATGGTAAATGGAATTATTCTAACTTTGATGTTATTCTTAATTATTTTAAACCTCAGCCTCCTGCGCAAAAGATTATTAAAGAAGATGTGCCGTATATGCATGGAACCTATGACTTCTCAACAATAGGAAGTAATGGGGAGACAGTGTATAGTGAAAGGAATATACTATGCAGCATTGAGTATCGTTGCAAAAACACAGCTCTTATGATGATTAAATATAGCAATCTATTAGAATGGCTGTTAAGTGGAAAGCATGAACTTATATACACTGGAGAACCTGACATGAAGTATATGGCCAAGGTGGAGCAAGCTCCTTCTTTTGATACTTTTCGAGCTAGAGGTGGCAGACTTCAATTTGAATTTATAGCAGAACCATTCAAACAAAGTATTAACTTAGTAGGCGATGATACATGGGATACCTTTAACTTTGAAACTGATTATGTTCAAGATACTGAATTTGATGTTGCTGGAAGTAAAATTATTAATCTTTACAATCCAGGAAGAAATATAGTACCTGTTGTAAATTGTAGTAGCAGTATGACTGTAATATTAAATAGTTATACTGCTAATTTTATTGCCGGTGATAATAGGAATTGGAGATTTAGACTACAACCAGGACTAAATCAAATTACTGTAAATGGCACAGGGCACATTAAATTTATGTTTAGAAAGGAGCTGTTATAATGGCAATAAGTGATATTATTAATCGTATCAAAACCGCTGTATATGGCAAAGAAGTTAGAGAAAATATCGCAAATGGAATTGAAACTGTATACAATCGTCAAGATGAAGCCATAGAAATAGCTAATCAAGCAAAAGCAAAAGTAGAAGCAAATGATAATAGAATTGATAACTTAGTAAATGCTCCAGAAGGTAAAGATCTTGAGATTCAGGATTTGAAATTTGATGAGGTAAATAATATTCAGTACGCCTCAGCAGGTGAAAGAGTTAATAAAATTAACGAACAATTGAATGAAAAGGCGAAACAATCTGATTTAAGTGAAACAAACACTAATGTTGCAAATATAGGCAACCAAATAAATAATATTATTGCCCACAATGGAGATGGGGTAAAAGATACAGAGTTAATACAAGCTAGAGGAAATGGTGTTGTATTAAATGACAGGTTAATGCCTATGGATGCTAATGGAGTTTTTTATGATGGAGCTGAAGAAAATGGTAATGCTACTTATGTTCTGAACACTAGTAATCTAAAAGGTTGGGGAGCGATAGTATCTACTACTTTAAGCCAAATTACCCAGATAGTTTTAAAAAGAAATACTCAATACTCATTAAATTATGGTAGTATTACCAACATTACTGTAAGGTTGATTGAGTTAAATTCTTCTTCGTCTTTATCTGGTGGAACTGTGATTCAAGAGTTTAGTGTTCCAATAGCTACATGGACAGCTTTAGCAAACAACCAAGATTTAGTTCTTGCATTAACCACACCTTATACTGTTGTCGCAGGCAAATACTATGCAGTAACAGTATTTTCTACTGTAGGAGTCGACATAGCTCATGTAAATGAAACAGGAGGAACAAACTCACAATATGTAAAAGGATATATGTGTCAAGAAAATACCAATACTACTTATACTGCTACAACAAATAAAAGTGGATTATATTTTAGATTAAATCAATCTACTAATCCAACTAAACTTATAAAGATTAAAGGAAAACAGATAAAAGAACATGATGATGCTATAAAATCCTTGCAAACTCAGCAAACATCTAATACTAATGATATTGCTTTAATTAAAAAAGTAGGCACATATGATAAAAATTCAGAGGAAAATGGTTCAGGAGGATATATAAACTCTTTGGCTGTTGGAACTGCAAAGGGTTGGGGTGCAATTGTTCAGACTGCATTAACTCAAATTGTTCAAATTGCTGTGAAAAGAAGTTCAACAACTATAAAATCATCATATACCTCTACGTCAGTAACGGTAAATTTATATGAAACAGATAGTGCCACTTCAATCTCAAGTGCAAGGCTAATACAATCTTTTAGTATACCTATAGCCGAATGGTTGGCATTAACGAATGGACAGGAAAAAATCCTTGTTTTAACTACACCATATACCACAATTACTGGCAAATATTATGCAGTTACTGTATTCGCAAATGAAACAGTAGACGTACAGCAAGTCGGGACATATAGTGGTGGGGGTATTACCATACCAACAACGGAAAATTATAAATATGGGATATGGACTTCTTCAAGCGATGCAGCAAACTCATATGTTTCCACATCAGGAGGGGCGTATGGGGTATATTGTAAACTATATTCAGCTCTTCAATCAGACATATACGTAAAATTTAAAGGTGAACAGATAAAAGAACATAATGAAGCAATAAAGACCCTTCAAAACGATGTTACTGTTTTAAAAGGCACAAAATCAAAACCATATAAAAATGTTTATCATAATGATTTTACAAGTACAAGTGATTTTTCTGTTGAAAATTGGACAATAGACACAATTAATAAAAAGGCTCAACCTACAGCATTAGGTGGTTATGTTAATAATGTACTTACCAACTATTTAAAACTTAATAAATTATATGAAGCAGATAAGAGAATTGCTAGATTTATTACTACCTTGTATTCGGATACTGTTTTAAATGTCCACTTCATGAGAACAATTACAACAGGTGCAGTTCCAAATGAATCTATGTACTCAATAGATGTGCCAAATAAATTATTAAAAATGTTTTCCAATGTAAACAGATATATCACAAATACTGTAGTAGCAAGTAAGGTAGTTCCTTTTAATATTGTTAGTGGAAATAAATATATAATAGAAGTTGAGAAGGATGACTACACATTTTATATTAGGATTATAGATTTTAAAACAGGTGAAAAGTGTGAACTCTCATTACAAGGGTGGAGTGGAGGTACACAAATTCAATATTATGCACTTACTTGGGGAGCTGGTGTAACACCACCAATTGTACACGAATTAAATGTAGCAATAATGAATGAACCACTTGTTTGCTTTGTTGGAGATAGTATTACAGAGGGTCTTGGTATGTCAAATTTATCAGGCGATGATTCACTTGCCAATAGATTTGCTGAAATGCTTAGAAATAAAATTGGGAATTGTCTTATTTCCGCTGGTTCATCTGATACTATTGATACTGTAATTGCTAAGTTTGATAGCGAATTCTCCAAAATAAAACCAAAAATACTTTTTGTTACAATCGGAACAAATGGAACTAACGCTTCAAATGCACTTGAAAAATATCAGCAGATTAAAAGCTTATGTGATAATAATGGAATTGAATTGATTTTAAATCATATACCTTGTGCTTCAAATGTTGCAACTTACGATTATATAACAAGAAACAATACAATAGACCAAGTAGGTGTTTTAGGTTGTAAGTTTGATGTAGCTACAGCAATAAATAATGAAGTATCACAAGGTTATAATGCAAGTTTCTTTGGAGATGGTATACATCCTAATTATACTGGTTCTATAGCAATGTACAATAGAGTTAAAATTGATTGTAATTTCAATATTTAATTCGCAATAGGAACATATGGTGTATAAAAGTGTGTAGTAGTGTGTATTATTACACACGATAAGCCATGAATGTATAATAGTGGTATAATTACCCATAAAGAGGTGATTATATGGCAGCAGTAAGAAGGCAAAATATATCTGTAGATCCTGAAACCTTTGAAGAGTTCTGCAAGTATGCTGGGCGCAAGGGGATGAAGATTTCTACATGGGTAACCATGAAAATGAAAGAGTTTATTGAAGAAGAAAAAATGTTAGAAGAATTAAAGAATAAGAAGTAAAGGCACTCGAAAGGGTGTCTTTTAATTTTAAATCACTTTTACACTAAAACGTGTATATATATCACGAATACGTGATATAATAGTATTATAATAAAACATAGGAGTGATTTAAATGTTTATAAACGATATATTAACAACAACTGAAGCTAGTGAATTATGGGGATTAGATGATAGCACTTTAAGAAGAGCTGTGTCAAGTAAGAAGTTTGTTGAAGGTGTTGATTATAGAAAGTCAGGTAAGGTATGGTTAATAACTAAGTCCGCAATGATTAGAGTTTATGGAAACTTAGAAGAAAAAACTATTAAGGATGCCTTATTGAAAGTGATTCAACAATACCATAATTTCAAAGTTGAAGGTGATGTTGAAGGTGATTTAGAAGTTTTAGAGTATGAATTGCTTAATGCAGTTAATAAATTATGCGAGCTAAAATTGACAAAGCTAGAGCAAGTGCATCATGTAATAACTAAGCATGTTTATGACACTAGATTTATGATAGGCAACACTAGTAATAGAACTTCTAAAGATATCTTAGAAGGCTTAAAAGAAGCAGTAGAAGGAATGAGTGAAGATACACTTAAGAACATATTTATAAAAAGATATAAAAAATAAATAGTAAAGGGGATGGGTATGTGGAAGTAAGGCTATTGGATTTAGATTCAAAGATGGCTAATATCGCCATGATGAAAATATCAGCTTTCCACAAAAGCCAAGGTGACAATATTGAATGGTTTAATGCTCTTACAGACCGGCAGATAGATAAACTGTATATAAGCAAATTATTTAAATTTAGTGAAGATATTGAGTATTTTCCAGATTGCGAAATTATCAAAGGTGGTACAGGTTATGACATACATGCAAGGCTTCCCGAATATATAGAAAAACAATTAGATTTGGATTACTCAATATATCCCGAATGTGATTATACAATGCAGTTTTTCAGCCGAGGCTGCACTAGGAGCTGTCCATTCTGCGTAGTCAAGGATAAGGAAGGCAATATCCATCCTGTTGAGCCTATGAGCCTTAATCCTAACGGAAAGCATATTGAGGTGTTGGATAATAACTTCTTCGCTAATCCATTGTGGAAAGATGCAGCAGAAGATTTATTGAGAATAGGTCAGCCTGTAAACTTTCATGGAATAGATATAAGGACTATGAATGAAGAATGTGCTTATTATCTTAATAAGATTAAAAGGCATAAGCAAATACACATAGCCTGGGATAATCCAAAACATAATATAGTTCCAAAACTTCAGGAAGTTATAAAATATTTAAAACCCTATAAACTTATGTGCTATGTGCTTATAGGTTATTGGTCAACACCTGAAGAAGATTTATATAGAGTAGAAAAGCTTAGAGAATTAAAGATTGATCCTTTTGTAATGACTTATGATAAGTCTGATAGATACCAAAAGGATTTTGCTAGGTGGGTAAATCATAAAGCAATATTCAGGACAGTAAAATGGGAAGATTACAAGAAACATTAATATACAGCAAAAGTAAGCACTCAAAAGGGTGTTTTTTAATGCTCAAAACTAATGCTCAATAGTAAATATTCTTCCTCAAAAATGCTCACAAATGCTGATATATCAACACTTTTGAGGAAAAAGGAATTTCGGAACATAGGTCGCAGCAAGAGAGTAGAAAAAACTGCTCTCTTATTATTTTAATCAGGAGGTGATTCAGTGTATCAAGTTTCAATCTTTAATAATGGTGTAGAAACATTAATCCATGTGCCAAACCCATCAAAAGAAGCACCGCATATTCTCGCTCTGGGTATAAGAGAACGGTTATCTCAAGCGGAGATGCTTTCACTTTCTATTTCTTATGATAATCCAGGATACGATAAGATTAGGGGATTGAATACTAAGGTAAAAGTTTATGATACTAGGGATAATTCAATTATATTTTCAGGGAGAGTGATACCGACAAAAGACGGTATGGGTTCTGATGGTAGTTTTATTAATCAAGTAACCTGTGAAGGAGCTATGAACTATTTGATTGATAGCAATACAAGAAGATGGCACTTTGAAAATCAAACACCTTATCAGATATTAGAGTATTTACTCTATCAACATAATTTAAAAGTTACTGATGATAGAAAAATTCACCTCGGGACTGTTGAATTAACTCAACCCATAACTATAGATACTAATTATGAAAGTACTTTAAATGCCATAGTTAGAAAGATTAAGAATGTCCTTGGAGGAGATTTAAGGGTTCAGGAAAGGAGTGGACAACTATTTCTAGATTATCTTATTGCTCAAGGCGCAAACAATAATGTTGAAATAAGGCTGAGATATAACCTAAAAGAGATAATCAGGGAGTATGATCCTACGGATGTAATTACAAGAGTTATTCCTCTAGGTTATGGCGAAGGTATAAATCAATTAGATATAACCAAAGTAAATAACGAAGTGGATTATATAGAAGATAGCGAAGCTATAGCGCAATATGGAGTTATAGAAGATGTAATAACAAATAAGGATATTCAGAATGCAGATACTCTTAAAATCTATGGGCAAACAGTATTGAATGAAAAGAAGCAGCCTAAATTTTCTTTTGAACAAACAGCTATAGATCTTTCAGTTCTTCCAGGTCATGAAAATGAGAAGTACGAACTTGGGGATACACTAAAAACTTTGGTTGATGTAATGAATCTAGATGTATATTCTAGAGTAATTGAAAGAGAAAGAGATTTGCTTAATGCTCCTTGGAATCCAAAGCTTATATTTAGTACAAGGCCTATAACTTTAACAGATCAGATAATTGACCTTAAACAGCGTAATTTAACCTTAGAGAACGCACCTCAAGGGTCCACATGTATTTTCGCATTGAGCAAGGCTGAAAATGCTGATGCAGAGCATCCTGTTGAATTTGATTTAGATATACCTAAGGAAACTATTAATATTAACAGAGTATATTTAAATGTCCATGGAAGAAAATATAGGGCTTATGAAAAGGCAGCATCAAGCGGAGGAAGTGGTGCATTAACTAGTGAAAGTGGAGGAGGGGTTATTAATGCGGAAACTAATATGCCAGAATTTACATTATTCCCTGATACTATTGATACAACTTTTAATATACCTGATCCAGGCAATGACCCTAACTATCACTATCACGAAATATTAGTAACTGCATTAGCACATAGCCACAAAATCAATCTTCCAAGTCATAAACATAACGTTACTCTCCCAAATCATGCTCACGGATTAGAATATGGCATCTATGAGAGCACTTGTCCAAAGAGCGTAAAAATAAAAGTTAATGGTATTGATGTTGGTTTGACTTTGGGTGATGGTAACTCAGCATTTGATCAATTGGATATAGATATAACTGATAAAGTAGCGATAGGAAATAATAAAATAGAGATTAGCACAGCACAAAATGGAAGAATAGACGCTATAGTTTATTCTCAAATATTTATTCAAGCGAGATAGTTGCATTTTAGCAGATTGTGGTATAATTGTAGTGAGGTGGTTAATTAATGAAAAAAATATTAGTTATAATAACAACTTTAACTTTGATTATACTATCAACATTTTTAGTAGCAGCAAATAGCAATGTTAGCAAAGGATTGATGAGTGACAGCAAAGTAATCTTATCTTTGTTGGCAAAATCAATGAATGGGAATAAACAACTTGATGATTCTGATATGGCGATAGTAGATGGTTACATAAAAAGATATAGAGGGGATATTGCTTCTAAGGAATACGCTTCGTTTTCAGAGAATGAAAAAATAATAATTGATGATGTATGGTTAGCTTATATAGATTATAGAGCTTACTATGGATTAAATGGAAACATATCTGAAAGCAAAGCAGAAAAAGAAAAATCAAGGGAATTCTACAGAAAAGAAATTCTGAAAATAAATGACACATATCAAGCATCCAAATAGGGTGCTTTTTTATTTTATTTAAATATAAGGAGGGTATAAAATGGATGGGTTATTAAATATAAAAAACAATATATTCATAGGTTTAGGCTTAATAGGAGGGGCAGCAGTAAGTGCTCTAGGAGGTAAAACACCAGTGTTAATAGCATTTTTAGTAGCTATGGCTATAGACTATTTAACAGGTTTAATAGTTGCTTTGGTTTTCAAGAGTTCACCAAAAACGGAAACAGGCGGAGCTCAAAGCAAAGCAGGATTCATAGGGCTTATTAAAAAAGTGTTTATTTTATTAATTCTAGTTATGGTTAACCAGATTGATATTGTTCTTGGTTCTAATGGTTTTATTAGAACTGCTACAATTATAGGTTTTATGGTCAATGAATGTTTATCTATAGTAGAAAATGCCGGGCTGATGGGAATAAAGATGCCACCTGCAGTAACGAATGCTATAGATATACTTAAAAAGAAAAGTGAAAGTAAGGATAGTTAAGGAGCTTAACGGCTCCTTTTTATATTTCAATTTTAAGGGAGGAAGATATTGTGAGCTATATAATAAATGAAAAACTTATAAGTAAAAACAGATCATATAAGACTTTAAACGCAAAGGGAACTGTACTTCATGAAACAGCCACTCCAGGTGCTTCTGACGAGAATGAGTTTAATTACTTTAATAACGGAGCAGGTGGAAGAAGTGTTTCTGTTCATGCTTTTGTAGACTATGACAGCATAACTCAGACTGTACCGTGGAATGAGCAGGCTTGGCACGCTGGAGGAACAGCAAACAGGAATTACATAGGTATAGAACTATGTAATTATAATGATGCTGCTAAGTTTGAGGAGATTTGGGAAAGGGCAATATGGCTATTTGCTTATGTTCATGTGAATGTAATTAAGGTTACTGAAATTAATAAAGATACCTTAATGTCTCATGCGGAAGTATCTGCAAAGTGGAAAGAAACTAATCACCAGGATCCTATAGCTTACTTTGCAAACTACGGTAAAACTGTAGATATGTTTAGGGCAGAGGTACAAGAAGCAATAAATATAATGATAGGAAAGCCTATAGTACCTCCAATAGTACAACCAACAGTAAATAATGAAGTCTTGAAGTTACAGCAAATATTAAATAAACTGCATATACACGATGGAAAGGGTAATTCGTTAGTGGAGGATGGAATACTTGGTAACAGGACAAAAGAGGCTGTAAAAAGGCTACAGAGCATCTGCAGATTAGATGTAGATGGAATAGCAGGACAACAAACTTGGAATGCTATTAATACAATCTTAACTAAGCCTTTGCTTAAGGTTGGGAGTACTGGAATAGCTGTTAGATATCTGCAGCATAGAGTTGGAAGTATTATAGATGGTGATTTTGGCAATGCAACAAAGGCATCAGTAATAAGATACCAGGGAGCAAATGGTTTAGGTTTAGATGGGAAAGTAGGACCTAACACTTGGAATAAGTTAATATCTTAGAAAAAGTACCTAGAAGATGAAACTCTTCTAAGTACTTTTTTTATTTTTTGACAATATGTGTCGAAAATCTTGCTTGTCTATGTTAATGGTATTATACTAAAATAAAAAGAAACTACCTCAACCGCCAAGTTAACAGTAGTTTCTTGATATACTTACTTCCAAGTAATCCTACCTCTATTATATAGTAATAATCTTGGGAGTTCAAGAATATATTGCTGTACGGGGGTTAAGGATTAAATGGAAATACCTGATTTTACTAACGAAGGTGTGCTACCTGTTGGAATTTACAAAGCAACAATTGAAGAAGCAAGGGAAAGATTTTGCTCTATTGAAAATTTAGAACACAGAAAAAAATTATTTAATAATTTTTTGAAGTACCTTGAATGTATTGAAAAGTACAATGTTAAGTATGAACTATATATGGATGGAAGTTTTGTTACAAATAAAGAATTTCCTAGCGACATTGATGTATTATTAATTTACGACATTGAATATTTAAATCAGGAATGGTTAACATTAATAAATGAAGAGTACGTTAAGATACATTTTGGAGGAATACAAATAATACCTTCATTTTTGGAAACATTTAGTGGTGAAGAAACAATTGACTGGGCTCAAGATGTCAAGGACAAGCCTGGAAAGCGAAAGGGTATAGTAAGGGTGATACTATGATAAGGAGTTATGAAGAAAAGAAGTATGCTGAAAAACAAATAGATAAACTCGAAAAAATACTTATGTCATTTCGCGATCAATTATTGCCAGATAGAGAAGAACAATATAAGATAATGGCAAGTTATTATGTGCGTAAAATAAGAGAACTTAGAGAAGCTATAGATGAATATACTGGACTAGAGTATTTCAATATTAAAAAAAGTGACCTGAATATACATATAGAAGGTCCAATTATTAGATATGGCTCAGCACCTATTAGCGTTGTTTCATCATTTTTAAATAATTTTAGAAAAACTCTCCAAAATTTTTATGCTGCTTTGAATGAACTAAATTATAAGACTAAATTCCCTAAAGAAATTGCTATGCTAAGTGATTTTCAGTTAAATGATTTTCAACCAGGAAGTATAAATTTATCATTATCGTTACCACCATATCAAACTGGCTTATTTGAGAACAAGAGTATTGAAAAATCACTAGAAACTTATTTTAAGATAATTAAATGGGCTTGTTATAATGACGATACATATATTAATAACATTAATGATGATATAAAAGAAAAGTTAATGGTAAATGTTATAAGGACTTTGCCAGATGATAAAAATATTAACCGGATAACTTTTTATGGGGATTCTGTAAAAAGTAAAGAAAAATTAATAATTAACAGAAATGTAAGACAGAAGATAATCGATACCTTGAATAAAAATAACGAAGAATTAGAACTAGTATCAATAAAAGGATGCGTTAGAGAATTAGATTTAGATAAACTAACCTTTTTACTTAGAAATGTTACAGGTTTTAATCAAACAGAAGTAAAGTGTAAATTAAATGATGATATTGTAGAAGACATAAAAGAATATTTTGATTCTACAGTTTCAATAAATGGTTATAAGAAAGATAACCTGATTTTCGTTAAGTATATAGAAGTATTAGATAGTTAATAAAAGTTCCAAGCCTAAAACCTTGGAACTTTTATTTATTTCCTATTAAATACCTTTATACCATACCTATCAAAACTACCTTTGGAGTACATTCCTTAATAGGTACGACTGGTACCATCAAAATATAGATTTCGCCTAGATTCAAACTTGCCTATATCCGAGCGAAGCGAGGATGTCACCTGTGAAAACTCTTCAAGACTCCATGGAAGGAAAATTAACTTAGAAAAATCACCTATCTTTTTAATTTCAATTTCTTCCTGAGAGAATTTTACTACAAGAAAATAATAAGACTTTTTATGCTTGTTTTCTAAAAAATAAATCATATCTCTGATTTTATCTATGCTTGTATAATGGGTATAGTCAATTTCAATTAAAATTCCTATAGCTCTTTCAATATTTAAAATCGCATCAATTATATATTTCTTATCTTCATTAATTTCAAATTTCTTCTCTTTTGTATACTGAAATAAATTAAAATCATTCAATTCAGCGAGTACATCTAATAATTTCAAATCATGTATCTTTAATTTCTTATCTATAAAATACACAGCTTCGCTTCGTGGATCCTTACGATATCTTTTCAATAATCCTTCAGTATATATCACTCTTAACCTTTTTCTAGCCTGGTCATAGGCCTCCCTATTATTCTTAAAAAATATTTTTGAGCATTGCTTTATGGTTATGCTTCCATGTAATTCAGTAAATTTAATTATTTCCTTATCTCTCTTAGTTATCACAAAATCACCTCATATTTATTGTAGTACAAGATTTTTTTTATTCTGTACTACAATAAATATATAAACAATTAAATACAAAACAAATAAATCGCCGCGAGGGTAACAATGTACCCTTGCTGCGCCAGCGAGGGTATTTTGCTTTAGCTTGCAGCAAGGGAGGAATGAGGAATGTATACTACTACATGCAATGAGGAAGCAGTAATAAAAATTATAGGAAAGGTCACTCAAGAATTTGAGGAATTTGAGGATCTACAAAAACAAATTAAACTTAGAAAATTGTTAGATGAAGCCCTTTATAGCTATGATGTAATAACAAAAGAGACATCTTTAGTGGCTTCAGACATAGAAGATAAAATGAGAATATTCTTCGCAAGTAAAAAGCTTGAAGGCATGTCTAATAAAACGCTTAAAAATTATAATTATATACTTACTAAATTTGCAGGATTTATGAGAAAACCACTTAGCAGTATTACGGCCATGGACATGCGAATGTATCTTACATACATAAGTAAGGATTTAAAACCAGGTAGCGTTAATGCGATACTATTCTGCTTTAAAAGTTTTTTTAGTTGGTTAATAAACGAAGAATATATCTATAAAAATCCAATGGCAAAGCTTAAGGCTACTAAAATACCAAAAAGACTTAGACATGCACTAACTGAGGAGGAACTAGAACTACTTAGGCAAGCTTGCAAAGCAGATAGGGAAAAGGCTCTTATAGAGTTCCTTATATCTACTGGATGCAGATTATCTGAAGTTACGGGTGTTAATATTGAAGACATTAACTGGTATGAAATGAGTTTAAATGTAATAGGAAAAGGTAATAAAGAGAGAAAGGTTTATTTTTCAACCAAAGCTAAGATATTAATTAAAAAATATTTAGAAAATAGAAAAGGTAAAAGTCCAGCATTGTTTACATCAGAAAGAAGACCTTACGGAAGAATTGGAGGTAGAGCTGTAGAGGACATGATAAAGAAAATAGCGGATAGAGCAGGTTTTGATAAGTCTATTTATCCCCATCTAATGCGTCATAGTTTCGCTACAAATAACTTAAATAAAGGCATGAACATAACTACTATACAACAACTTATGGGCCACGAATCTAGCTCTACAACAATGATTTATGCGGAATTATCTCAGGAGAATATTAAGCACGAATATAGAAAAACAGTTTAGGCTTTGGTTACCCCAAGCTTTTTAAAATTAGGATTAAAGTTAAAATCGATATAAGTATTGATGATATTCCTATATTCATACCGATTTTGATATTAGATTTGCTTTTCATGTAAAACACCTCATTTAATTATTTGCAATAAAAGGAGTTTTAAAACATATGGAGAATATTTACATATAATATAACAGATAAAATTACGAGGTGGTTTCATGGGGAGTGAAAAAAGAATTACAATTAGTTTTAAAGAAACAGAAAAAGAGAAAGAGCTATACGAATTTATCAAGGAAGAATCAGATATAATAGGGTTAGGTCCATATATAAAACAAATACTGTATGAAAAGATGCTAGAGAAAAAGAGAAAGGTTGCTCCAAGAGAGTAACCTTTTATTTTTTTATAAAGTAATAGAATGTTTTATAAAATTTTATAAAAAAGTAGTAAACTTTATAAAATTGTGGCATATAAATAATATTAGAAACACAGAAAAACTTCTAAAAAGTTCTAAGAACTTCATATCTGAAACTTAAGCATTCAGCGCCCTGCTGAGGAACTAATTTAGAATAAAATTCAGGAGGCAAGTTATGAAAAGAGGAATTGATATTGGTAACTACAGTGCAAAAGAGTTTCCAAGTACTAACATAAAAAGCTTAGTAACTTCAGAAGAAAATCTGTTAGGATCAAAGTTTAGTATAGAGTATGAGAATAAGAAATATTACATTGGCGAGGGTGCATTCGAAACAGAACTAAACAAAGCCAATAAGGATAATTTTCTACCATTATTACTTACTTGTATAGCGCTTAATAGTAGCAAGGAAAATGCATTTAGTCAGGTAGTATGTGGCTTGCCTATAAATCAGTATAAAGCTAATAAGGATATTTTAGAGGAACTGGTACTAAAGAAAAGAGTAAGAGAAGTTAAGCTCAACAATGAAATTGACTATAGAAAAATAATAATTACTGACTTTGCAGTATATCCAGAGGGAATAGGCGCATATTATTCACTTAATACTCCAGATGATGTAATTATAGTTGATATAGGAGGTAGAACAACTGATATAGCCTATATAGTGGATAAGAAACTTAAAGCTTCTGCCACAATAGCTGTAGGAACAATTAATATATATAAAGATATAGCTGATGAATTAAATTCTTTGCACACTTTGGATTTAGATATACCAGCAGCTGAGAGAATACTAAACAAAGGATATTTTGAAATTGACGGAGGCAGGGTAGATTTAAGCTTTGTTACTGATATTCTTAAGAGAAATTTTGCGAAGATAAACGATGATTTGACTATGAAATTTCCGGTAAGAACTGAAAAAATAGTTCTAGTAGGAGGCGGCTATAAACTATTTGAAAGAGCTTTTAAAAATAGATACTCAAATTCATATGTAGCAGATAATCCAATTTACGCTAACTCAATAGGATTTAGAAAGGTGGCAGATATGTTATGGCAGTAAAACCAGTTACTATAAGTTTTAAGAATACAACAGAAGATATGGAACTGTATAGCTGGATAACAAAGCACAGCAATCTAAGTGGATTTATAAAAGATACTCTAAGAGCTGAAATGGAGAAGAAAGATACTTCTGATATAAGACCCGAAACTAAAGCGACTAGCAATAATCTTATAGAGTTTGATTTTTAGGAGGGCCGTATGGAAAGGGAAACAATAACTATTATAGAAAGTTGTGTGGTTCAGAGAGTAAAGGATGGAGAATGGGAAAACGCATTGTTATTAAACGATGGAAGTTTAGGACTTCTAGATATGTATGGACAGAAGATAGAAGAGGTGTGGGACTATAGGAGAGTACCTAGATTATTGATAACAAATGTTCAAAATCTACTAAAATGAGTACTTTAGGCATAAAAAAATAGCCTTTCCGGCTATGGGTAGAGCGTGGGCACCGCTTTTCTCAGCTTGCTTTGCTTCGCTTACTAAAAGCATATGCAAGCGAGTTTAAAAAGATGATTAATTTTACTCCATTTTAAAAATCATTTATAAATTGTTTACAATTATAGACCAAGAATTCTGCAAGTAATTTCAACACCACATGATATAGAAGCAGCTACTAAACCTATTGTAAATAATGCTGTCATGGTCAATCACCTCGTTATAAAAATTATTTATTATTAGTTTAACCATATAGGGAGGATTTATTCATGGTATCAAGTTTATTTTTATCCGACTTAAGAAATAGTTTATCTAGAAGATATACTTTAGAAGAATATTTACAAATGGTTAGAACTAAAGAGGCTAATAAATTAGCAAAGGACAAAATAAAAGATTTTGGAATAGATGAATATATAGCTGGAAAAATTCTATCAAACCCTAGAGCTAAGAGGTTATTTGGTTTCGTTGCTGGGTCGTTGTTGTTTATGAGGGATTCAATAGTAAAGGCTGCTGCTGACCCAAACTCAGCCCAGGCTTTAGCAAAAATTAATAAAGCAGGATTAACAATATTAAGTGTACTTCGAACCATCGGCTACTGGATACTTCTGATTATGTGTGTAATAGAAGTTCTCAAATGTGTTGCTAGTGGTGATACAAAAGAAATAGGAAAAATTATAATGAAATACTTACTAGCATTTACAGTTCTATTTTTAATGCCATGGCTCTTTGATCTTATAGTTGGAGTGTTTAGCTAGGAGGATGAATAACTATGCATGAATATATAGATAACCTTGTAGGTGGAGTTACAGCTGGAGTTAAACAGGCTGTAATTGAGGGAATAAAAGAGGGGCTAATAAAGCTGTTTACATGGATAGCAACAGGCATTTTGGCAAGTAGTTACTGGATATGTCTATTTGTTTGTATAGCTGCATTATTTCTCTATATGGCAGGGGTTAAAAAGTCAGGAAAATATATAGGAATTTCATTTATTGTATTCTTCATACTCCAGTGTTTAAAGGTGGTGTTCATATAATGTTTGGAAAGATTACAAGCATTAAACTATCTGAATACTTAGCATTGGTTAAACCAAAGTATGTCTACATTAAAATAACGCCTGATAAATCCATAAGGAATTATGACAGCTCCAATATAGCCAAAGCAATAACTTATACCTATAGAACCTTATTAAGGAGGATTCATAAAGAGCAGAAGAAACTATTCTTTGAGACAAATTATAAAATAAGTTATCTTATTGATATTAAGCATAACCAAGCTGAATTTTATTTTATGATTCCAAAGCCATTTACTACAATATTGCTAGAGAAGGTTTCAGAGATATGGCCAAAGGCGAAGATAGAGGAGGTAGAGGCTATAGAGTCATTTACACAGAACGCTTTGACATATCAACTCAGTTACAAGAAAGAAGATGCTTTAAGCCTTAAAGTAGACCGCAAATCAAATGAGCCGCTAAACTCAATTTTAAGCGTTATAGATGTAATGAAAGATGATGACAGAGTTACTATAATATATAATTTTATGCCGCGGACTCAGTTTGGATGGACAAAGGAATACCAAAACACAATGGATAAAATAAAAGGTAAAAAGCCTATAGATAAAGAGAAAATGTCACTTACATTTATAGCAAAGAGTGCTCTTTCATTTCTAGTGTCACTGCTGGATAATATATTAGAAGTATTTATTGATTTCACAGGAGGCAGAAAGGAAAGCCCTATTAGTTTTGCAGAAAGCTTAGCGACAGCTCTTGAAATAAATAAAGAAGAACTAAGTGCTGCTTCAAAAAAGAAAAAGGATCTAAGAGTTATGAATACTCAAATAGCAGTTGTAAGTCATTCTGATGATGATGTCAGAAGAGAGAATAACGCTCTCTCTGTATGCTTGGCTTATAGAGTCTTAGATGAAGATAATGAGCTTAATTATAGGCAGGTTAAGGAAACACCAAAGATTGAGGAATATAAATTTAAAGGAATAGATACAAATACCGTATCTATTGAAGAGAGTCAAAACTTCATCCAGATACCAGGCAGAACTCTTTTAAGACAGTTTAACATTCCACATATACAGACAAATGAAGTTACAGTTCCTAAGGAACTACAAACAGGCTATATAAACTTAGGAGAAGTAAAGTGTAAGAATACGAAAGTTAATGCATATCTTGAAGATGATTATGATATAGGGAGTTTACCACATGTATTGATAGGTGGACAAGGAAGTGGAAAATCAACTTATATAGCAAATTACTGCTATAATGCAAATCAAAGAGAAGAAGGAATACTTGTTATTGATTATATTAAAAACTGTGAAATGGCAGACGCGATATGTTCTGTTATCCCTGAATCAGACAGGGTTATATTAGATTTATCTAAAGAAGAAGATATACAAGGCCTCGGATTTAATGAAATTAAAATTACTGATGATATGTCAGCTTATGAAAAACTTAAATTAGCAAATCTCCAAGCTCAGCAGACTATGGCTCTTGTAGATGCTATTAATCCAAATGCCCCATTAAGCTCTCAGATGAGAACTTATTTATCCGCCGCAAGCAATGTAGTTTATGCAGCAGGATATACGTCAATTAGGGACGTTGTAAATTGCCTTGAAAGTCACAGCAAAAGGCATATGTATATAGATAAGTTATCTGAAGATTTAAAAGGGCAGCTAGAAGATGAAATAAACAATTTATATAGCATGGATGAAAAGGATAAAAAGACAGGAGAAATTGAAGGTACCAAGAGCAGTAAGGTTGAGTTTATTATGGATAGAGTAAACCTGCTCAAAGAGGATTTTAAACTAAAATTCATGTTTAATAAGTCAACAGAGAATAATATTAATTTGGTTGAACTCATGGAACAGGGAAAAACAGTAATAATAAAAATGCCTCAGAACGAATTTCCAACAAAGATGATTAAAAATGTACTTATAACATACTGGATAAGTAAGAAGTGGTTATCAGACCAGATAAGAGGGAAGATGCATAAGCAACCTAGAAGAACACATTCAATCATAGATGAGGTATTTCAGGCTCCAACAAGCTTCGGTGTCCTTGAGTATATTCTTCCACAGTCAAGGAAGTTCGGCAGTAAAATGCTATTCTCTACTCAATATACGGGGCAGATAGACCCAATTCTGGATGCACTTAAAGCTTCTGGAGGGTCATTTATGTTCCTGAAGGGTACTTCTGAGGATGATTTCAATAAATTCAAGTCTGATTTTAATGACTTCGAATATGAAGATCTGCGGGATATGAATAATGATATAAAATATAGATACAGCTTGAATTTGATTTATTACAGCAAAGGTTATGCAAGTTTTATATCTAAGTTACCACCACCAGTACAGGGAGCTCCGGCTCCTTTTTCTTTTTTTGTTGACATACGAACAAATGTTCTATATACTATATTTAACTAAGAAAATAATGGTAGGTGGGATTAT